GCGCCTCATATCAAAATATAGAGCCCCCAAAAGACATCTCAACATATAAAATTTTCTCACAAGAAAAAATACTGCGGAATTAAGGTTAAAACAAATGGAGATATAAAATGTTCGGTGGCGAAAGAATAATAAAACAGCCTCCAGGCTATCACAGATTGGAGGCTGTAAAAAAAGAAAATTAGGGGGACCGAGGGTCTCCGGAAACAAAGTTAAACAATAAAGTTTGAAAATCATGTTATTATTAATTATTTCTTTTTTGGTTATCGCAGTTTATACGGCAGCAGTTTGTATAAAGGCGAAAGGTGTACCGTACTCAATTAGTGCGACGTATTATACTCTTGATCATAAATTGATCTTTGGAGCAAGCATGGCACTGACGGCTATGTTCCTATTCCCGGTCATTTGGGAAATGAGTACAACCTTTACTATGCGGTTGCTGGCGATCGCAGCCTGTATCGGTTTGATTGGTGTCGGTTTGGCTCCTGATTTCAAAGACGCTTGGATAAACCGCATTCATTGTGGATCGGCGGCATTGACGTTGCTTTCTTCTCAGCTATGGGTTGGCTGCACGTCTTTCTGGTGGGTTCTTATTCCGGTGTGGCTGGCTTTTATCGTTTACACGGTAATAGGCATGAGTAAACGGTTGAGTGGTAATATATGGCAGGACTTTGTATCAACGAAGCCGATGTTCTGGTGTGAGATTGCAGCGTTGTCTACGACTTTTGGCGCGTGTGGACTTGCGCTTTAGAAATTTACCATAAACAGAACATTCACCTTATATATTAAAACACGACAACCGGTAAAATGTCATATATCCGGTTGCCGTGTTTTTTATTGCCTAAAAATAAGTAGGTTATTTAGCAGTATGGAAATAAAGCGCGGAAATACGGTAGTTTGTGACGTTTATCTGAAGGATAATAGTTATACGGTCGAAGAGATTATGGGTGAGGACACTCTTACCCTGAATTTTCTTTCCCGAAATGTGGTAAACCTTCAAATCAACGACTATATAGACTTTGAAGGGACAAAATACAAGATCCGGCATAATGAGAAGGTGACGAAAAGGGAGACATCTCTTGGTTGGGAATATACCGTTCAGTTCTATTCAAGTCGGTACGACCTTTTGGATGCAGAGTTTTTCCTTCATGGTACACCGGAGCGGAAAAAGAACTTCGACTATTACACCGGTACCGCCCGTGACTGGCTAACCCTATTTGTCAAAAACATGAACCGTACAGGATCTGGTTGGGTGGCCGGATCCTGTATCGAATCCCGGATGGTTACCCTTTCTTTCAAAGATAAGAAAGTCGGGACGGTACTTGACGAACTCATTAAAGAATTGGATACGGAATACTGGATATCCGGCCAGACAATAAATATCGGCAGGAGGGAGTATTCAAGCAACGGCCTTGTCTTGGCACAGGGCGAAGGAATGGGTTTTACCGAACTGGAAGTGTCCGCTGTTGATGATACGCCACCAGTAACGGTTCTTTATCCATACGGTTCAGATAAGAATCTCGGTCCCGATTATGGCGCGGATTATCTTCTTCTGCCTGATGGTCTGCTTTCTATCGAAAAGAATGTAGAGAAGTACGGCCGGATAGAAAAGTCCATGCAATTCGACCATATCTTTCCGAAAGGAGAGTTTGCCGTAACAGAAAAGATCGACGATTACACTCTGAGAGCTTCCGGTATGGATTTTAATCTTACCGATTGTCTGTTGGACGGGGTGGAAGTGATCGTTACATTCCAGGATGGCGGCTTGGCCGGCTATGACCTTGCAATCGTCGAAGATAGTTGGGACAATGACTTGAAACAGTTCAAACTAAAGCAGAATGACCAGGAAAACGCCTTGAAAGTCCCCGGTGACATTAATTTCTCTGTCGGTGACAAGTTTATCCTTACCGGCCTGAAAATGCCGCAAAGCTACAGGGATAACGCTTCATTACAGCTACAGGAAGAGGCGCAAGCATGGTTGGATGGCAAGTGTGAGAAACGCATCCAGTTACGAGGAAAATGTGATGAAATTGTTTTTCGTTTGCAAAACATCTTTATCGCCTGTGGCCAGATGGTTGGCGTATATTCTGAACAGTTGGATATCGATCGAGAGATTCGTGTTACCAAAGTAAAAAGGTATATCGAGAAAGACGGTACACCTTCATACCGGTATGAGCTTACCTTGTCTGATTTCCTTGAATCGAATGGTTTTAAAGATTTGGTGGATGATGTGAATAAAGTACCGGAAGAGATTGAGGATGCGGTTAAGCCGGTTCGGGAACATACGAAACGTTCATGGCGGGACGTGATGGAAACTTTGGGCATGATGTTTGACCCGGAAGGGGATTATTTCACTGAACTTATCAAGCCGTTGGCCGTGCATACGGCGCAACTTATCGTCGGTACCAATTCCCAGCAGATGGAGCTTATAGGAATGAAGTTTATTCCGAATGCGGACAATGATGCCAACTATTTCAAGAATACGACAGGAAAGTTAGTACACTTTACCGTTAGCGAGGAAATCCGTGAATGGGCTATTCCGGCGGCTTCTTTCCGGCTGAATAATTCGCTTGCCTATTATGTTTATGCCAAATGTCCAAAAGAAGGACCAAATGGCTCAATATATGTCAGTGAACGGCAGATAAAGTTAGAAGATGAAACAGGGTTCTATCATTTCTGGGTAGGGGTGCTCAATACTCCGGAGGATGGCGTACGCTCTTGGCTTCCGAATTATGGATACACTGAGATTGCCGGCCAGACGATCACGACAGGATTGATAAAGGACAAGTTAGCCCGATTGGTGATTGATCTGGTGAATGGGACTATAACCGGACCAGTGATATTCAAATCCGGAACATCCGGTTATAATAACATTTCCGACCGTCCTAACCTTCAACCGTTGTATGATGGGGTAAATGATGCCCTGACGGATGCAGAGAATGCGTCAAATGCAGCCAACAACGCCCAATTGACTGCAAATAATAAGGCAAGGGTATTTTATCAAACGACAGCTCCAACATCGGGTATGCGGACAAATGACTTATGGGTGGATGGGGAGAATATCTATAGATATAGCGGTTCTAAATGGGTTCTTGCCTCAAAGTATGACAATACAATAACGGAGATCAATGGCGGACTCATAACTACGGGTGCGATCGCTTTTGGAAGCACAGGTGGAATGTCGGCGTCTGGTACAATCCGTATTTGGTCGGGAGGAACAGCCGGGGCGAAAGGGCAACCACCCACTGATCCGACATTCCGGGTAGAAAGCAATGGAAACGTGGAAAGTAGAGGAAGTATCTATATAGCAAATTCAAATGGAGAAAAACTTGCCGGGTTATCGGGAGGTGGAACTGCCGGAAACTCTGTTCGAATCTGGGCTGGAAATGCAACACCTGCAAATGCTCCGTTTAAAGTTTATCAAAATGGGGATGCCTACATCGGAGGACTTAGGATGGAGTCTGGAGGACTATTCTCGGATAACCGCTATTCCGGTGAATCGTCTTCTAAATTTTTCCTTTATTCATCAGGAAGTAATGCGTTTTTGGGATTTTCATCTTCCGGTAAATGGGCCGGCCTAGGTCTAAATACCTTGCCGTCTACGCTTGGGGGAACAAGTGCTTTGATGCGCCTTGAGTATACAACTAATCACAACGATATAAATTATGGGGCTGTGATAAATGTTAATGGTGGCTATCGCAACTACGCATTATTCTGCAATGGGGGGTTAAGACTGAATGGTGCGATATCGACCGCAAGATATGTCAGACCGGGGGCAAAGACTAATGCGATTATAAACGATATAGGTTATATGGATACCTATCTCTTTCAACCAACGTCATATATTAACGTTTATCTACCTTCCCGAAATACTGTCTCAAGTAAAATGGGAACTGTTTACAACGATTATGGAGATTCCTGGAGTGAAATCGGTTATAATTCTGTCATATTCATACATGTAATAGTTTCGAGACACGCAACTGATGCGATATGTGTACGACCCGAAGACACAAATACTCCGTTAGTAAATGAAAACGGAGACTCGATAACTCTTGATATGCGTAAAGGCGATTGCGCTACATTCGCATATATTAATCAAACATGGTACTTGTTTAACAAGAACTTTTGACAATAACATCATTAAAATAATAGTATGGAACTAACATTAAAAGATCGAGTATTAATACTCAACACCGTGTTGCCACAGTTTGACACGAGAAAAAACATGGAACTGAAAGTATCGATAGACAGTAAGATAGCGATCTCGGAGGTTGATCAGAAGCGTATCGTTATCAAGGATATGGGGAGTGGTCAAATCAACATCGGATTTACCGATGCGGCTTCTATCACCGATACGGTTGAAATCTCATTGACGGATGAAGAATTAGCCTATCTCAAAAGCCGTGTTGAATTTATTGATCGAAACGGTATGTTTTCAGAGTTCACTATGCCCACATACGTGAAGATACTGGACACGCCATATATCAGTTCGGATTTTGAGAACATGAACAACCTGTAAAACAGAATATGTAGGGGGAAAAGAAAAAGCCCCCGGCTCGTTAGTAAAGACGCCAATCACATACTAACAATAAAAATGCGACACTCCGCACGACCGGGGGCAATATGCCTTCAGCCGCGAAGTGTCGTTTTTTTATTATGTGATTGGCAACACAAAAATACTTCTAAATTGGAAATTATGACAGCCTTTGATGTCTTAAATTTATATCAAACACCCTTTGAATGGATGTTGAACTCAGGTATCCATATAGAAGATGTGTCCTATGTGGGTCTGTATAAAGAATATATCCGGATGAAAAAGGATGGTTGCAAAACGACTTACATCGTCGTCTATCTGGCCGAAAAATACCGGATCAGCGAACGCAAGGTATATACTTTGCTCAAGCGGCTATCACAAAACTGCGAGCCGCTTGAGCGTTGAATGTATGTAAGGTGTTTGTCTCCGTTTTGACCTCAACGTTTAAGAACCACTGTAAAGTTGGTGCAGTATAGATTATAGTTTTTTCATAGCAAACAAGGAGAAAATAAGGACTTTTGCATTCCTTTTTTTAAGTAAACGCAAATGAGAAAACAATATTTATCTGCCCCGCTTCCGTTCGTGGGGCAAAAAAGAATGTACATCAAGGACTTTAAAGAAGTACTGAAACAGTTCCCGGACGATGCTGTTTATGTTGATTTATTTGGCGGTTCTGGACTGCTTTCCCACATAACCAAATGGGAGAAGCCAGACGCAACAGTCATATATAATGACTTCGACAATTATAGCCAACGGCTAAATAATATCGAGCGTACCAATGCATTATTGGCTGAAATACGAGAAATCGTGGGGAATTTTCCACGAAGAGAAAGACTTTCACCTGAAATTCGGGAAAAAATCTTGCATCTGTTGGATGAGGAAGGAAAGAACGGCTTTATGGATTATATAACGCTTTCCACATCCTTGATGTTTTCAATGAAATACGCTACTGATTTGGATGGGTTGAAAAAGGAAAGTTTCTACAACACGGTGCGCCAGTCGAATTATGTCTGCGATGGATATTTGGACGGATTGCAGGTGGTATCTTGCGATTACAAAGAGCTGGTGGCAAAATACCGGAACATTCAGAATGTCGTGTACCTGGTCGATCCCCCTTATTTGTCAACAGAAGTTGGAACTTACAGGATGCGCTGGAGGTTGTCCGATTACTTGGACGTTTTAAGTGTTTTAGTTGGCTCTTCTTATATTTACTTCACTTCGGACAAATCGGATATATTGGAACTGTGCCAATGGCTTGGAAAGAACCATTGGGGCGGAAACCCGTTTGCAGAAGCTGGGCAAAAAAGTATGCACCGCACCATGAATTATAGTTCATCTTATACAGATATTATGCTGTATAAAACAGTATTCAATAAAGCAACTTAACTATTATAAATATAGATTTTTTTTGGGAGATAGCCAAATGTAGCGAATTGTTTTATCAGTGTTTGAACACTGTTTTAATACTATTTAAAAGATGGAGAAAATGAACAAATATCACGACATTTTAAGCCGGATTCTTGAATGTGGCAAAGTGCAGCGGAACAAGAAAGGCAATATCACGTACCTGCTGAACGAGCGGTTGCACCTTACCCCTTTGGATTTGTTGGAGATATTCGAGGGGCATAATATAGCCCGTAAGAAACTAAAAAACGAGCTGGGACTGTTCATGCAGGGTGAAAGGGACATCGAAAAATACAGGGAGGCAGGAATAACATGGTGGGACTATTGTGGTAGCATTCTTATAAACAGCTACCCGACCTATTTTGAAAAGTTGCCTCCGTTGCTCAATAGAATTAACAGGGAAAAGCGTAACAGCAAGAACTATGTGCTGTTCCTTGGTGCTACCGATGCGGAAAGTAACCAAGCCCCATGCCTTAGCCTGGTTCAATTTCAGATAGAGGACGGGGAGCTTGTTGTGTCAGCCTACCAGCGAAGTTCAGATGCCAACCTGGGACTTCCTGCCGATATTTATCATTTGTACTTGATAGCACGCCAGATAGACCTGCCTTTAAAGTCCATAACCCTGAACTTCGGAAACGTGCATATCTATGAAAACAATATAGAAAAGACGCAACAGCTATTGGCAGGGGAAGAGAATGTAAAGTTTGATTTGAACGTGTAATCCGGCTACAATATAATGATAAAGGTGATACCGTTTCGGGTGTCGCCTTTATTATTTTCATCGCTTTTCGTTTTTGCTCCGAAAATTACTTTTCGTTTTTGACAGGTATCGCTTTTCGTTTTGCCGGATTTATATAATAACTTACAATTTTGTAATTGCATATTTCAAAGAATTGATTGGTTAAAATACGATGAATCCACAGGAGTTCCAAGTCTATCCAAAAATATAATAAATTCAATAGAGGTAAATTGTGCTCCTAGTTATGACGAACA